TTTATGTTAGGATAGGTAAGTGGCTAAAACAAGGAGTTTCATAAGCTCTTGCCGTAAGGCTTCGTGGGTTCGAATCCCACTCCTAACACCAAAATATTAAAATGAATAAATTATTTTTATTTGCAATATTACTTGTGTCAAACGGCTTTGCTATTGAGATTGGCGTTGGTGCGAAATATCAAGCCGCCGAGTCATATCATCCTAAACTTATTGACGCGGATTTATCTACAACAGATACTATCTCAACTTCTCGTATTAGTTTATTAATGAATACAGAGATTACCAGCATTAGTTTTTATGCTGTTCCGCAAAAGGGTAAAATGATTATCTTTGATGAAAGTAATTCTGATGTAAAGTATGAAATGGAGTTTGATGGAAAAAGTGAGTTTGTTCATATTCGTTTGCCAAAAGTAAAAATGAAGAATATTATTTTCAGCTGGGTACCAGATGAATATGGTAATAAACTGACGCTAAAGGAAATAATTGTATCATCCAACAATAAAGAACAGTTGGAAATTTATGACCGTATTCATAGGCTATTATACAATAGATAGTATGAATGAAATTGAATTATTGAAAAGAATACCAAAAGAACATTATACCTTTTACAATGGTAAAGTGGTGAAGGTTGAAGATTTATTAAAAAAGTTATATGAAAAAAATACTAGTAATGGGACTACCCGGCGCAGGAAAAACAACACTGTCACTTGAACTTGCAAAAATGCTAAATGCGGTGCATTTCAATGCAGATGAAATTCGTAAAGAAATCAATAAGAATCTAGGATTCTCTCCAGAAGATAGAATTGAGCATGCACGTAGAATGGGAAAACTTTGCGATATTGTCGCCAGAACTGGACAATATGTGATTGCTGACTTTGTATGTCCTACTCCAGAGACCCGCGAAGCGTTTGGACTTGATAATACATTTGTTGTGTTTGTAAATAGAAAACCTTGTAGAGATTTTGCTGATACAACCAAAATGTTTATTGCACCAAACAAGAGCCACGTAGTAGTAAGTGATGAAGGATCTCCACTTTATTGGGCAAATAAGATAAAGCAGTTTCTTATTCCAACATTCAATTCAAAATCACCAACGGCATTCATGTTAGGACGATATCAACCATTTCATGATGGTCACAAAAAATTAATCGTTGAAGCCATCAATCGTGTTGGTCAAGTATGTATTGCTATTCGTGATACACAAGGCACAGATGAAAAAAATCCATTTAACGTCGAAGAGGTCGAAGCAAATATCAGAAAAGGACTTCACGAATATGAAGGCAAGTTTACTGTAGTGCGTGTGCCAAACATTACTAATATTTATTATGGACGAGATGTAGGTTACAAGATTGAACAGATCGTCCTTGATGAATCCACACAAAACATCTCAGCTACAAAAATACGTACCGAACTTGGTGTATAACCCAATATTATTTATTATATTAGTAGTTACATTTATTCTAGATATTTTGGTTATAATAAATCTATAAGTCATATATATTATATTTTTAATTTGTATATATTATATATATTTGTATATAATATATGGCAAAGAAACTTAAAGTAAAATTTGATGAGATACTAACTAGTCCATTGTTTGCTGGCGTTCCTCCTAAATTTGTGAAGAAGGCGGCAACATTTTGTGAAGCAAAAGAATATCCTTCTGGCAGTCCCATTATAAATGAAGGAGAAAAAGGTGACTTTATGTTCATTATACTTGATGGTCAAGTTGATGTACTAAAGGGACCAAAGAAAGTACATTTAGCAACACTAAGCAAAGGAGTGTTTCTTGGTGAAGGAGCATTAGTAAGCAAAGCGCCGAGAAATGCAAGTATTGTTGCGAAGACAAATACTAAGGTTGCGGTTTTTGATCAAAAAGGATTTGATAAACTTTCAACGCTACATCCGTGCATTCCTGTGACAATGATGAATGTTCATAATGAACGATGCAAAGACACAGTGAGAAAATTGAATGCCGCCAAATCAAAAGAATTTATGCTTATGGCAGCAGTTGGTCTTGTATTGTTTGTGAAAAATTCACATTCAATTCTTCCTCCAAGCTTGCATCCTATGGCAGATCAACTTGCCGCACTCATTCCAGATCAAGTTATGGCACTTGGTGGTCCCGCCGCCGCAGCACTTGGATTGAAACTAAAACAATTGGAAATGGGAGATATAGTCTCCAAGCTTGAAAAGATTTAATAAAAACTGCTTGACCAGAACGAGTATATCTGTATAGTTATATTCGTTCTTTTAAATATGGGCGTGTGATGGAATGGCAGACATGTCAGTCTTAGAAGCTGATGCTTAATTGCGTATGGGTTCAAGTCCCTTCGCGCCCACCATTTTTTTCTGGTCGTAAATACTTCAGGTCTCGTAAACCTGTTTGCTTAGTAGTGATGAATTCTTACCGTAGAGCTAACGGTGGAAAAAACGAGTACCGTCTACTATCTCGACATTATGTTTTGGATAGGGAGTACATAGTTAGATGAAGTCATGAAAAGAGAACCTAGCTGCTGGGTCATACCGCGAGATTACCAACTCAACAAGCAGTCAGAAAAGAAACAAGCACTGATATTGGGGATGACTCACCTGCTGATGAACCAATAGCGCGGAGACGCAGGATCCTACCGCCAGTGCTTCACTTTATGGCCGTGTAGGAGAATTGGTATATCCAGGGGTCTCAAACACCCCCGTCGCAAGACATTGTCGGTTCGAGTCCGACCTCGGCTACCATTATAATAAGCGAAAAACTAAAAATTTTCTGCGTTTTAGTATGTCGGTTCGATACTTATTAGTATATGAATAACGAATACATTATTGAAGTAGTAAAAAATTCTTCATCAATTGCAAATGCAATGGAAAAGCTCAATGAAGGAAGAAGATTTGTAAAAAGAAAAATTGAGGAATTATCAATTGATACAAGTCATATGACCGGTCAAGCATGGACTAGTGGAAAAACCGTAATGCAAGATTCCCGACTATCCAAGTATAGTAAGGAAGAAATTTTTTCTGAAGATTCTCCCTGCTCAAATTCTTATGTTAGAAAATTGGTTTTGAAGAATAAACTAAAAGAATACAAATGCGAGTCCTGTGAATTAGTCAATTGGAAAAATCAAAATATAAATTTACAATTGGACCATATCAATGGAAATAGGAAGGACAATAGATTGGAAAACTTGAGATGGCTGTGTCCGAACTGCCATTCCCAGACATCCACATTCTGCTCCAGAAATGTAAAAAGCAAAAGATATTCCGATGAACTTATAATCAGTTTATGTAAGAAGCACGGAAATGTCCGTGGGGTGGTAGAAGAACTTGGATGCAATCCTCGTTTATATGGAAGAATAAAACGACTTGCCAAAGAAAATGGAATAGAGTTTCCAAATCAATATGGTCAGGGAAAAGTCGCAAGAGAAAAACAAACCAAAGCCGCAAACGAAAAGCAAAAAAGTGAATATTCTGCCAAGAATAAATCAAAAGAATGGCTGGAAAAAATAGGGATGGCGAACAGAAGAGTTGAGAGACCATCCAAAGAGGACTTGACAAAACTGATAGAATCTGTTCCAATAGAGACCATAGGAAAACAATATGGAGTATCTGGAAACGCAGTAAGAAAATGGTGTAAAACTTATGGAATACAGCCAAAACCAGTAGGGTATTGGCAAAAGAAACAATTTGGAAAAATTTAGATATGGCCGTATGGTGGAACTGGATATACACTGGAGACTTAAAATCTCCCGCCTGAAAAGGATTGAGGGTTCAAATCCCTCTGCGGCTACCAATTTTTATGTTAAAATCATTCTGGCGTATTTGGGCAAAAGCCCTTGGAGAAAAAGCAAGTGCTGATAACTGCGAAGCAGATACCGTCGCTGTTGTTCGCACACTCATTGTGTTGTGTTATATCATAACGAACATATTCATTGTTGCTGGTGTGATTAGACATTGGTGAGTATATACTCACATATGTGATATTTGTAATTTTTACAAATTTTTTACAAATATTTTTGTATTTATTGTTAGGATACATTAAATATTACATATGAAAAAAATACTATCTGTTATACTATTGTCGGTTATATCATCTCTCGGTTTGGCTGCTCAAACGCCACCAAATCCAGACGTATCTGAGACAGTTTTTACTAATACAAAAGTCACACTAAGTGTTACTGCTGATGGTACTTCTCCAATCACATACACTTGGTTCAAAAACAATGTTCAAGTTGCTACTGGAACATCGTTGGTTTTCAATAGTATTCAAACCGCTGACGCGGGCGTGTATAAAGTGACTGCTTCAAACACCGTTGGTTCAGCTGAAAGTAACAATGCGACATTGGTGGTAATTGTTCCAGTTGCACCATCAAATGTTAAGATCACAATAATCAAAGGATGAAGTTTCTTCTAATAGCGGCACTAATTTTTACATCTGTATGTTATTCACAAATAACTAGTGTCCGCACGATATTCCCTGAAAAAGAGTATACAATTAGCTCAAAAGATCAGCAGGTATTGATAAACGTTATATCCAAACCAAATACGGTTGTTAAAATAGTCGTTCCGTTTGAAACGAGAGAAATTTTTAGAACTGGAACTACCATATATGGAAACAGTTTAACAGACGGAACGGTTTGGATATCGGGACAAACGGGAGTCAGAATTGTGAATTCCGATAATGCTTTTAGAACAAAAGCGTTGGGATCGCGGTGGACTCTTACAAAAATTTCCGCCAATTTTTGGATATTGAACGGAGATTTATATAGCGTTGAATTGGAAGCATATGTTGGAGATGATGTTACGATACGAGCAAAAGTAGATCCTTTGGCTACTTCACCATTAACATTCACTTGGTACAAAAACGGAATTGTTTTGCAAGGAAAAACTCAAGCCAGTTTAAAAATAAACGGCGCACAAATATCAGATTCTGGAAATTATAAAGTTGACGTTAGAAATGATATGGGATATGCTAACAGTGAAATTACAAGTTTAATTGTCAGATAATTTTCATGAAAAAGGTTATAAAACGAGCTGTACTAGATAACAGTATAGCACTAACAATAGTTTACACGGTCGGTCATATCATCATCGCCGCACTTTGCAACTATTTCATAACTGGTGCGCGGTGGGATTTGGCTACATTAGATGCCGTCGTAGAACCATGTATTAATGGAGTGTGGTTTTATATCTTGCATAAGATATATAAAAAGTATAAATCAAATAGTTATTGACTTCTTATAATTAAAGAGTCATAGTTATACATTCAACAGTCATCAAACCCTAGGGTCGATGACTTTAAGACAGGAGACATACTATGGTAACCGCTGTAGCATGTTTGGCCTTATTGGGATTAGTCATCATATTTGATCAAGACTATAACCGATAAGACCAATACTAAAAAAGAAAAACCGTAAGAGGATGGGCTAAAATCCATCCTCTTTTTTTCTGCCTACATTTCATGCTAATATAAATCAAACATATATTTATAGAATATGTCAATTATTCCGGGGCCAAACAACGAACTAATAACAGGTTCTCTTCCAACTCAATATGGAGCAACTTCAAATTATGTTCAGTCAAATACAGGTAGCATTACTATAGCAAGTTCTGCTACAACTCCTGCGAATATAGTGTCAGTTAGCATTACAACAACAGGAAACCCTGTTTATGTTTCATGTTCTGGTGATGCAAATAATGCAACTGGTGGAGGATGGTGTATAATTCGACTTTACAGAGGAGATACTGCAATTGGAAAACCATTGCAAACTGAAAGTTCAGCGAATAACGAGAATAATCCATTTGGAATATCTTGTATAGATAACCCGTCAGCAGGAACATATACATATTCTTTGAAAGTAACTTCAATAAATGGTAGCAATTTCACATTTGGAGAAGCGGACGGTCCAAATTTAACAGTATTTGAAATAAGATAAAACATATGAGCGATACAACAACATATACATGGAAAATAGCAGCATTGGAAGCATATGCAACACAAAGTTCTTACCTTGATGTCGTATACAATATTCATTGGAGATATAATGCAACCACAGGAAGTTATTCTGCGGAGTGCTATGGAGTGCAGTCTGTCTCTCCATACAACCCAGATAGTGGATCATTTATTCCATACGATCAACTTACAAAAGATATTGTAGTTGGTTGGTTAGTTGGATCTATGGGAGAAGAAAGAGTAAATAATTTGACAGCAAGTTTGGATACAGATATTGAAAATCAAATCAAGCCAGTAACGTTGATGCTTCAAGCGCCTTGGGATATTCCTCCAACTCCAACACCAACGCCAACACCAGATCTAACAGCGACTCCAACTCCAATGCCAACAATGATACCGCCAATAGATCCAACAACAACACCGATTCCATAAAGAGTAGTATAATCAATTAAAACCTAAACACCAAAAAATATGCCAACAACAACATACACATCAAATGGTACATTTCATGTAACAGGATCCTCGCTAGCAGTAACAATGTCTTGCGTGGGTGCTGGAGGAAACGGAAGCTCCGCAGGAAACGGGGGATCGGGAGGTGCATATGCACAATCATATAGAACACTGTATACAGGATCATATGCAGTTTATGTAGGACAAGCTACAGCAACCGATGGCGGAAATTCATATATTCTGTCTGGTTCAAATAATATTGTTATTATTCGTGCGCCGGGCGGAAAGCAAGACGGAACAATTGACCATCAAGAAACTTTGTTAACTGGAAGCAAATATGCTTATTACGGCGGAAGAGGATGCCCAGACTTCTTGGGATACTCCAGCTATAACGGAAGTGGTGGTGGTCAAGCAGGCAGTATTGACGGCAATGGCCAAGATGGTCAAAGTGCATTTTTCTCAACAACATCAGCACCAGCATCTGGTGGATATGCTTATAGTGGGGCAGGGGCGGGTGGTGATGGCGCGTATTATCGCGCAGGATCAACCACAAATGGTGTTATAGCTGCAACCGCCGGTACAATTCCGGGCGGCGGTGGTGGTGGATCGTATGACTATGGTACAAACACCTCGGGTGCTGGAGCCAGAGGGATTGTTACAATCGCATACTAAAAAAGAAATATATTCAAAATCAAAAAGCCCACCGAAAGGTGGGCTTTTTTGTCGTATTAATTTTTGAATTTGTAGATCATAACATCTCCATCATAATTGTGAAATGCAACTTCAATTAGTCGTTCCACAATTCTCCAATCTCCACCGCCAAGCCCACATCCCATAAGATACGGAAATCCTACATTTGGAATAGGAAAATCATTCTCACATTCAATAAGATAATTCTTCATTCCTTCAAGTGAATCGTATAATGCATTGTAATTTGTTTGGCGTTTTCCTTTTCCATATAAAGTTTGACCATATAAGTTAAAAACTTTTTTGATCTGTCCGTCCAGATGGCAAAAACTATAACTTCCAAGAATGGCTTTACCATCCTTATAAGCCATAGTATCAGCATGATATGCTTTGGGATACATTTCCTTGATACTTTTAGCTATACCTGCTCCAAATGTATTTTGGCAATTAGCCTGATGTCCAATTACATCAACATCGTCGGCGGTTAATAGATTACCGTCCTTATAGATTAGACTTTTCATGCACTTTATTGAACATCAAATATACTGATATGTCAAGGTGTAATAGGTATTTTCTATATATTTATTGTTAATATGAGCTTACCTATTATTCCCGGACCAAATAACGAGTTGATTACACAATCACTGGCCGTACCTCCGCAATATCCAACATTTGCCGATAGTTCTTCATTTGCAGAGACGGCTTCTTTTGTCAAGCACTATTGGGGAACATGGTATAGTACAGATATACAAACGGCGTCTTTATTAAATACTGCATATCCAGTTACAGTTAATACTGTTGGGGGAGATTTTGATGGATTTTACATCTCTGGTAGTAATGGTAGCACGGTCAGTGGAAGTACAATCGTTATACCAAAAACAGGCACATACGATTTTCAATTTTCTCTTCAATTACATAACACAGGAGGCGGTGGAGCTTCTTCCGCAATCAACATATGGTTGGTAGTAAATGGATCCGCTGTACCATATTCAAATACACAAGTGTCTGTGAATGCCAACTCTCCATATGTTGTGGCCGCGTGGGACTTTATGGGATCGTACAATTCTGGAGATAAGCTTCAATTGATGTGGTCAACGACACATGCAAATAACAGAATTGAAACACTACCGTCGGCATCTCCACACCCAGAAACACCATCGGTAATATTCACTATAATGCAACTATAATGTCCTAATTATTCGGACTCTCTACGATGATCTGGGGCAAATCCTTTTCTTGGAGATAATTCTCTTACTATTTCATTCCATTCAACGGGGCGTCTTTTCCACTCCCAACCAACGTCAAGGCGTTTGATTGATAAATCTTCTTTGAGATTTCTATGGCAATGCCCATGTATGTTGTATGCACCCTTTCCAATTCTATTCCACGAAGCAATTGGATAATGAGTTAATACGCACATAACATCATCAATCCATACTTCTGCGTAATGTCCAAGAAAAACAAATGGACTGCTTGGATAGTTTAAAGGATAAATTTCAATATCATCCTCTAGAAGATCAAGCTGTTTGCGGCAGTCATCATAAAGAGCTTGTACACCTGCATTATGATTGCCCCAAATAAAATATTGCTGTTTGCATGGAATATGCACAACTCGTTTTGCATATGTGGTTGTGTTATCAAACGCACCAATTACAGCATCGCCAAGATTGAACACAATATCTTCTGGTCCAATATGTTCATTCATCATCTGCCATTGATGGTCGATGGCTTCATTGATGCTGCTATAATTGCGTGGACCGAGAATAAATGGCTTGTTATGACCAAGATGTAAATCGGAAACAAACCAAATCTTTTGGTCTTTGCTGTTTAGAGATATTCGCTTCACTTGATTGTGCTCTTGAAGCTTTCAATATAAGACTTGATATTGACCTTACCAATTACGTTCATGCTATGCACTTCATATTCTGGAAATCTTAGATTGTTATTCATGCAATATTCCACAAGCCACTTGGCACAGTCCATACCTGTCTTTTCTTTGAACACTTCAGTGATTGGATGTTTGTTTTGGTCTTCAACCGACAAGTCGTGATCAAATGTCACAAAGTGTGGTAGTCCATGCTTTGTAATATAATCACAGAACTCTTTATAGCTTCGTACCACGGTCCAAGGACCAGATGGTAGATTCACCCAAGTGACTCCGTGAGGCAGTCTTTCGTCGTCTAGAAATAAGTTATACATAAATAATGATAGTATCTTTTTTGTGTTTTCTGGCAAGATTAATCGCACTCATTGTGCCTTTTGATTGTCCATCCCAAAAGGCAATTACCTTATCTGTGTATTGCATGATCTGCTCGTTGCGAATTGGACCAGCGGCTTTACCGTGCTTATTCCAATCAGCAGGAAATTCTGTATATTTTAGTTTATATTCTTCTGCTAATCTTTTAGCCAACGAATCGACTCCACTTGCTCCGCCACTTACAATTTCATATGGAGAATATGTAAGATCCCTAAAGTATTTGAAAACATATCCTTTTACTTCATCATAATCATTATAATCTCTGCCACCAACAATTGCGAGTTTCATATTATTGCGTCATTATATGCATCTAGATATTTGTTAATTATCAACTTTGCAACTTTTATTCCGTTCTGATTGTTAGTTTGTTCAAAGTGAGCAAGTTTTTTTCTCCAATATTCAAGATCTTCAAGTATGTCTTCTTTAGTGTGACCTGTTTTATCTGATTCCATCTGTGAATAATAATGTAAGTATATTAGAAATCAATCAAAAAATATATTGCTGATAAATTCTTTAAAATATTTTTGATTGACTTGAACGCGATGTTCGATAATTATTGTTACTGTTCTTTGAATAATAATTTTTGAAACATGCAGGGTAGTTAAAAGGCCAGACTTTGGAAAAAGTTTGGTCATTCTTCAGCGACAATCCTAGTAGGCATCAACGCTATATGCTTGTATAAAATTGCCGAAGTCAAGAAGATAGGTCGAGTCACCCAAATGTGGTTCCGGTACCGAATGCCCTAACATCGGTCCCTGCATGTTTTATTTTCGGGCGCGTTCTTGGATTCTACTATATAGTATAGGTACAGGCCGCATGCACAGAGTCCAAAGTCTCTGTATAATACCCATTGGAAAAAATAAATGCTAAGAGAAATCTTGCAAAGGTATCTTTCCTAAGCGTTCGCAAGAATGCCGATGTTGAGATGCTAGCCGCAGCCTAATTAGTGCTGCCCGTTGTCCTTGTGACGCAGATAACAAGTCAACAACGTCAAACATCTGCTGGTCATTATAAGGCAGAGAGTCGGTAATAATGACGAGTCAATACAGAACTCTCAACTTCTGAATGGTGCTCTACCAAATTCAGTCGGATTATAAGAGATAAGCATGTATATGTTTGTGGTTATATTATACAGCACGCGGGTTCAACTCCCGCCGCGTCCACCATATTTACAGATATATAAGAAAAAAATTTCTTGACGAAATGATTTTCAAATGTATAGTTATTCATACTTTACGAAACGTGAAGTATTAAAACAATAATATACAAAAATATATGAAGAATAAAATCCTAGTATTAATCACAGCACTTATTGCAGCAGTAGCAGTAAATGCTGCACCAGTAGCACTAAGTGCAAATGCAACATATCACACCAAGTACTTTGACAAGGGCTTGGTTGCGTTCGAAGATGTTGCTGTTGCAGGAGCTACACTGGAAGTCTACAATTTTGTTGCAGGTGTAAATACCTTCAACACATTGAAGGACACCACAACTGGAAAGTATACTGCAAGTGCTGGCTTGTTCAAGCGCACTGATCTGTCGCTCGGCTACAAGTTCACATCGCCGTTGGCCAATCTAACATTGGGCGGTACATACAAGAACTTTGCCAAGAGCGTATCAAATCTTTCCAGCAACACTGAGCCATTTGCTCTATTGAATGGTACATTCTTTGGTACACGCGCTACGTGGGATGCACGCTATCGCAACGATCTAAAGAATCGCACCAACAACACCGAGGCAAATCTCCGCTTGCCATTTGGTTTCCAACACCTCAAGTTGGTTCCAGCAGTTGGATACGGTTTCAACGACCTTGGTGCGGATACGATTGCTCAGTACAAAAATGCAAAGCAATATGCCGTCGTTGGCATTGGTTTGGGATATTACACAAAGTATGCCACATTGAATGTTGATTTTTCTCAACTACGTGATGGTTTGATTACCGCAGGAAACACAGTAAACAGTCTTTCTGCCGGTCTTTCTGTAAAGTTCTAATAAACTAATAAGCTTATATCGCAAAAAAGAGCCTCATTAAATGTGAGGCTCTTTTTATTTTTATGAAACTATTATATCTAGCAAGACGCCAACTTGGAGATAATTTGTTCATGGTTCCACTGTGGAAAAAATTGGCGGCTGAATATGAACTATACTATCTTGGTAGAGAAGATCTATTTCCAGTAGTAAAAAGATATAACCTTTTCAAAGAATACATCAAGGGATGTAGATATTCTGATAGAAATGATGCTTGTTTGGAAAAGGCGTCAGTGGATAGAATAAAAGAAATTTTCTCAGATAAAAATGAAAGCTACATGGTATACGACTTGGATAAATTTTCCATATTCATGAACAATCACCCAGAACTTCAATATATCAAAAGACATCCTCGGTTACTGAATGATATGCAAGTATCGGAAAAACTTTATAGTAACAATGGGACTGTTATCATAGGCGAAACCAAAAAATCATTACTAAGATATCAATTTTATACACTGGAAGAGTTAGAGCACAAAAGTTTTAAAACCGATATGTCTCCGCCGAAAAATTTATCAAATAACGACACGGTCATCATATATCAAGGATCTGATGAAGAATGGAGAAAATTACCAGATGGTGTTATATTGGAGTTTGCAAAACAACTTCCTCATGCAATATACTTCATAACAAAGGCGGCGTTGGAAAAAATTAACAACCAAAATATTTCAGTCAAGTTCGTTCTGACTAAGCCATATAATGTTGAAGGGTTGCTGGAAATAATTAAAATATTTGAATCTTATCCAAAAGTCATGATAGGACCAGATTCAGGATTGACACAACTTGCATTGTCGTATGGTATACCTCAAATATGGATGCAATCCAGAATAAGACCTGAAAACGTGATTGATCCTATACATTTTCACCTGATACGAATATACTTCAAAAATAAATTGACTTGTTTGAAAGATTGTTCTGGGTGTGCAATTTCAAGAGAACATCCAAATGAGTTACAAAACACTCCATTTTTATTAAAGGAACCATTTTTGCATAAACAATTTCTTAAATGCCATTCTAAAGTTTTACCACCGTCATGTTTAGATTACAGCGTAGATGAAGTAAAAGAAATCATATCAATGATAGATAGTGTTTGACAAAATATATATTTTGTGCATACTTGATTGCATGATTTTACCACCCAATATTGTTCCTTCCCTATGTTGTATCCATGTAGGGCTACAAGAACAAAAGATCAAGTTCAATGTAATGACGTATGCCCAATACAAGAAATTGGGTAAAAAAGAAGCAATGAAAGTTCTTGCTGATCGTTCACTTAACAACATCAAGACCATTCACGCTATTCTAAAGGAATGTGCCAAGAATAATTGGAATTATCGTATTGGTAGCAATGTATTTCCATTGATGACACACCCCGACCTAGATTTCACTGTAGATGATTTTTACAATGCAGATGAAATTTATGCTGAATTTTCCGCTGCCGCACAAACAATCAGGCAGAACAACATTCGTTGCAGTATGCATCCTGACCAGTTTGTTGTACCTGCCAGCCCCAACCCCAAAGTGGTAGAGAATTCTATTAGAGACTTGGAACAACATGCCATGATCATGGATATGCTTGAATTGCCCCAGTCATATGAAGCTCCCATTAACATCCATATGAATTGCTACAACGATGGCAAGTTCAGCGAAGTTGTTGATAGACTTGAAACTGTTCTCAAGCGTATGTCAAAGCCAGTAACAAGCAGACTAGTTTTTGAGAACGAGGACAAGGGTAAAAGCTGGACTGTTTGTAATCTATACGAATATCTTTACAAGCGTGCTGGTATTCCGATTACTTTCGACAACCTGCATCACCAATGCAATCACAATGACACCAGCGAGCAATATGCATTTGAGCTTGCATTATCCACTTGGCCCAAAGATGTGGTTCCACTGTTCCATTTCAGCGAATCTCTTGTCGGCAATAATCCTCGTGCTCACGCGGATTTTCCTACAATGCTTCCTGCCATCTATAAGAACTACAATGGTGAACTTCATCTTGACTTTGAGTTCAAGATGAAAGAAATCGCGATTAATAAGATTTCTCGCGAAAAGTTATTGACAATTGCTGGTTAATCCACATAATGTATTTTGTTCCAATAAACAAAAATAAACTAAAAAAACATATGACAAAGCACAATAAGACAAAGAATGGTCGCAAGATCAATACCTACGTCCGCAACGAAAAGTATTCTATTTCGTTCACTCGCCCTATCGAGGGTGTGAAGGATGAAAGAATGCATCTAAACGTAACTGGAGTTAATCCCGTTACCAAGAAGATGAATAAGGTTCAGTTGAACGGTCGCGCTATTGCTATCTTGCGCAAGCTCCTAGCAGCGTAAAAAGTTGAAAAGGTTATAAAGTCAAACCCACGGCATAAACCCCGTGGGTTTTTTATTGGTTGACATTTTGGACTTCATCATCCATAGTTATATTTCTTATGAAAATTGATTTAGAGTCCATTGACAAAGAATCATTTATGGTTCATCAACATAAAATAGGAGAACACGAAGTAACACTTGTTCAACCTATCCACATTGGAGCGACTTGGAACAGGGGTAATCTTATATTTCGTTCCTCTGTTTGGGATAAAGAAGGCAATCCCGTATCTCTTTCTTTCAAGAAGTTTTTCAATTGGGATGAAAAGCCTGATATCGATCCTGCACCAGAAACTTTAGAAGGCGCAAAGCTTTTAGAAAAACTGGACGGATCTACTCTAATTATCTCTCGCTACAAGGGTATTACAGTTATGCGTACACGTGGAACTGTAGATGCATATCAGCAAGCAAACGCCGACGAGCTTACATTTTTGCGTGAAAAGTATGATAAGTTTTTTGAATTTATAGAAGCACAAGAAAACACTTCTGTTTCTTACATCTTTGAATGGTTATCACCATCTAACCGTATTGTATTGGACTACGGAAACGACCCAGATATGGTTTTAATCGGCGTGATATTTCACAACGATTATTCTATGATGTCACAAGATGGACTAAGCACTGTTGCATCACAGCTTCAGCTTCGTCGTCCAAAGCTTTATTCATATGACTCTATTGAGGAGATGAAGACTAGCGTGGAAGCATTACGTGATCAAGAAGGTCTTTGTGTATATTACAAGGAAGAGCAGTGCATTCGTAAAGTAAAGAGCGCACACTATTTGTATCTTCATAGAGCAAAGAGTGAAATTTCTAGCATAGACAAAGTTATTGATGTGTATATTGATTGGTTCATGGAGCGTCATAAAATTTCGCCTGAAGCAACTGGATATCCTGATTTCTTCAAGTATCTTACTGAAAAGTTTGATTACGAAATCGCAACAATGGCGCAAGGTCACGCATCTCGTATCTGTGATGCTATGAAGGAAGTGAAAAAGATAATGGATGCTTTGGTTCTTTTTTCGTTCCGTCGTATCAATATTCCTCGTAAGCAAGCAGCAGCAGAAATATTACAAGCGTATGGCAGCACAGGCAGAGCAGCTATTGTATTCAAGATGCTTGACGCGAAGTACATTGGTGCCGATGACTACAAGAAACTGCTATACCAAGTCCTCAAATGATCATCATAGGCGTTCGTGCGAGAGTAAGATGGGATATGAAACTCGCACGGATGCGCTACGTGATGCTAAAAGAATATTTATGGAGTATAGATCCGAGAAGACGCCATACAAATGCAATCATTGTGGGTATTGGCATTTAGCGACAAAAGAAGATTGACATCTTTGATGCCATATAACAATATTTATACATGATGGCAAAAACAACATATAAATTGGTCGAGAAAGCAGCAAAGCGGTTGGTAATTGGAGATAGAGTACCAAGTGCTTCTGGAAGAATACTTGTAGTGAGCCTAGTAGTTCAAAAAGCAAATAGAACCATTGTATTGTTTGATGGTGATATGGAGATTGATTTTGACCCATATTTTCAGATCAAAGTAATTGGATAAATAAGTCTTGACTTTTTATAGATTAAAAGTCATAGTTATACCATATAAAGGATATGGAAATGAATGTTATCAATCAACCAGTTTTATCTTTGAATGCTTCTTGGCAAGCTATTGGCACCAAGACAGTTAAAGATGCTTTTATAGCAATGCTAGGTGGCGACGGCGGAAAAAATGCTCCTGCTGTCGCGATTGATATGGAATTTGAAATAGATTCTGACGGCAGTGTTGATTGGAACAGCCCAACCAATACAAATCCAGTAACTTGGGATATTTGGAAAACACTTCCTATCCGTGAATATGACCTTGCTATTCATACTGGTAACATGACACTTCGTGTACCAAGAGTAATAATTCAGCCAAACTATGGTAAAATGCCAATGGTTCAGCCCCGCCCTACTAAGGAAAGTATTCGCAAGCGTGACGGTGGAGTGTGCCAATACACTGGTAAACCACTTTCTTGGAAAGAAGGCAATGTAGATCATGTTATTCCACGTTCACAAGGTGGTAAAAATACTTTTGAGAATATGGTATGGTGCCACAGAGATATCAACAGTAAGAAGGCGGATAAAACACCAGAACAAGCTGGACTTAGACTCATTCGTAAACCTTATGCTCCAAAAAGTATTCCTGTTAGTGCAACAATAAACATTGCACATCATCCAAGTTGGATTCATTTCTTGGATAATGTCTCCGAAGTAAGAGGGTTTCAAATAGCATCTTGACAACAAAGTTGCCCCGAAGTATAGTGGGCCATATTTTATGGAATTCACATATCTATTAATTTTTTCTTTGTATGCAATTTGTGGTTACTTGCTGCACAAGCAGGTAAAAATATTGCGTATGTTGAAAGAACAAGATATTACACATAAGAAATCCTTGGCAGAAGCAGGAAGTGCCATAACAGAAACACTAAAAGTTGCATTTGATAATTTGAAGAAAAATTCAAATGATCATAACAAATTTAATACTAAAATCGTGGAACACAATTCTAGAATACACAGAGTAGAACAACATATAAGCAGAACTGCCAAAAATTTTGATAATAAAAAAGTTAAAGCCGATGATGAAGTCGCCTTCACACGCAGAAAAATAAAAGATGGAGATGAAAATGAAAACGAATAATGATGGTCCAAAAATGATGGAATTTGGAAAATTGGATATTGGTGGAAAATTTTATCTTTCCAACCCGTCCAACTTAACCGAGAATGCCGCTTACACAAAAATGGCTACCCAAAAAGGAATTGATGGAAAATGGTCAAATGCCAAAAATGCACTGGGTCTTGTAACCTTCGTTCAATATGATAAGCGCATTTGGAAAAAATGAAGAAAAAAGTAAAAGAAACAAAACCCAAAGTAAGATCATTGTTTGATCATGTGAATGAAATACGTGTGGGAAAAAATCCTAAGTATTTTGAAACTCTTTCTGATGAAGATAAGAAGACTTGGTCGAATTATATGGTATGCAGAGTTCTGAGCATGCAAACCGATCTAATTGATGTAATCAATGATTTACAGTATTATCAGGATAAATTGTCTCCAGAACAATTCTACAGACTGTGTATCGCTTCTACACCAAAAGGAAAAGGATATTTTCCATATATAAAGAATTCTACAGAAAAATACAACAAGTCATTACTTACATTGATGTGCATTCACTTTCAAGATAGCACGCGAAATATTGTTGAATACATGAAACTCATTCCCAGAGATGATGTACGAAGTATACTTAGAAAATACGGATATTCCGAAGATCAAATTGAAGAGATGATGGAAAAGGCTTGACCATTTCAAATCAAGTGGTATCTTGAGAGATTATGACGAACAAAAAAGTTATTGGTCTTAGCGGCGTGGCAAGAGCAGGTAAAGATACATTCGCTGGAATACTTGCTTCTAAACTACAACAAGCTGGTAAATCAGTGAGACGAGTTGCTTTGGCCGAACCTCTAAAATATCAAGTGGATGATTTTCTTGTAAAGAATCTTGGTATCACCGCGTTTACACCAGTAACTGAGCAAAAAACTCTTATTAGACCTATGCTTGTTTGGTATGGAGATGCACAAAGAAAATTGACTAATGGAAGATATTGGATTGACCTTGCAAAGAAAACTATTGAAGAATCCAATTATGACTATTACATTATCACTGATGTGCGCTATGATGCTTATGAGAAAGATGAGCTTTATTTTCTGAAGAACGAAGTGAATGGCATTTTGTGTCATATCAGCAAATACAAAACCGTTGATGAGACCCAAGACGGTTGCCGTCTTATTGAAAAGAAATTTGTACAACCAGCAAACGACCATGAAGCTGAAAATGATCCAAGGATTAAACGCGCAGCTGATCACATTGTTGAGTGGCCAGACGAAGGTAAGATGAATGAAGTGGAGCTTTTAATGAATCCTACACTAAATGAATATGTTGATGAGTTTATTGAAAAATTTAAACTGATCTAGTCTTCATATTCCTCGTCGCTATCGTCATTATTATCATAATCATCTTTTGTCTCTTCTTCAAGTTCATTTTTTAGATTTACAAAATCTTCTTGAGTAAGTTCTAGTTCTGTGATTATGGCTGAAATTAAAAATGCCAATTCTTTTTTGCTGAAATTATTTTTCTTCAAAGCTTTTGAAATTTTTTTCGTCAATGCCAAAATCGTTTGCCGCTTATCTGAATCTTCTGTTTTGTAGATGATTCCCGGAATTGGATTAGCTTTATCGTGCATGTTTGATATTTTAGAAAGCTCTTCTTCCAATAAAGTCTTGTATTCATTTTCATCTGACGCAATTTCCTTGATGAGCTTTTTGAGATCCTCGATGTCTTTTTTCTTCACAATTTTTGCCACCGTAAAAGTCTTCAAGACCCCAGTTTTTTGTAGAACATGTGTATATAGTTCCATAGTGTAAAATGCGTTGTTCTACATAAATATAAACTCAAATGAATTGACACATCTCATTTTCCCCATATAGTATTTCAATTATGTCAACCGACCAAATTTCAACCAATCCAACTGAAGTTCTTCAAACAGAAGAACAAAAGAAACCAAAAACGGTAAGTTTTAGCCAATATGCTATGTGGTTGAAATGCCCACAACAATGGAAGCTATCATATATAGACAAATTAGCACCATACGAAGCAAGCATACATACTGTGTTTGGTACAGGTATACACGCAGCCCTTCAAGAGTATCTTAGGTTATTATATACTGTAGGAACATCAGAAGCAGATGCATTGGATACATTTGCATTATTCAAGAAGGAGTATGAGGAAGGACTAAAAGAACTCAAGATTGCAAATGAAGAGCAGTTGAAGCTTGCTGAAGGCGAGTTTGACTCTCTTGGATTAATTACACCATCCACTGTATCTGAGTTTGAGCAAGATGGTAAAGTTATTCTTGATCACGTTTTGAGTTATGCACAGCGTAGTAAACATTTTCCAAGTAAGAAATATGAATTGGTAGGTATTGAGCTTCCTTTGGAAATTCCGTTGCGAA